TCTACTTCGTGACGTGAGAAGTATGAAAACATTCTCTTAACAGTACTAAGAGATAGAGTTTCTCCTCTTGCTAACTGCCCTGCACGAGTCCAACCAACTGCAGTTCCTGCACCTTTGGCCTTACCATCTTCTTTAAACTTAATTGCTCTACGAGCAGCAGATCTTGCTCCTGCTGGTGGCGAATATCCTTCAGCCTTTGATACTGAATCTGTTTCGTATTCAACTGTATCATCATCTTCCCAAAGATCATCTGCTTTTGCAGCAGGTACACAATTTGGAACTGGTCTACCATTTTCTCCTGGCTTCATTCCACGCTGTACATATCCATCCCAGCAAGGTGCCTGCTTATTACTCTGATAAGTTTCTGTTGGCATCATTGAGTCATCTGCTTTACCCATCTGAGCATCAAACATAGCCATTCCTACTTCTGAATCCATATCTTCACTCTCCATATTATGATTATTAATATCTGCAATCTGTGCATCTTGGTACATCATTCCAATACTATATGCAGTTGGTTCCCATTTACCATCTTCTTCTTCATAAATTCTAACAGACATTGCTGGATTATCTGGAATCATAGACTCAATTGCATACTCTGTCCCAGGGGTACCAAGGGTTCCACCCTCTATCATTATATGCTCAACCATTCCGTGGACAATACCCTCTTTGGTACTTCCCATTACGAAATCGCCTTCTTTTATGTTTAGCATATACTTATTATATCACGCTATAAGACCCAGGAACCTGTTATGAGTCCTTATTCTATGGCAGTTGGCACAAACCACCTGACACTTCTCTATCTCCCTTTTAATGGCCTTCCAGGAGAAACCATCGTGTACCATTCTTGAAACATTATATTTCTTAGACACTTCTATTATACTGCTACTTTGAACTTATCTCTGCTACCCTTGCCTTTGAGAACTTAAGCATAGCCCCTCTTATTGGAGAGTATCCAAGGTCCTCAGCCTTCTTGCCACAGGTGTCAAGCATAAAGTTAAAGAACTTTTTAACTGAATCATTTTTTGAGTTCTTTTCTTTGTATGCTACCCCATAGGTAAATGTAGATATGTTATAGGATAGTTTATTGGGGTTCTTGTAGTTTATCTTAACTACCCCACTTTTATCTGGAACAAAGTCTCCAAGGAATACTGATGCTGCATTAACTGTTGGCTGTACAAACCTTCCAGCCTCATTCTCAACAGAGATTGTCTTGAGTCCTCTTCCATATGATATCTCATTGTATCCAATAGATCCATTTGTTGTTCCTTGTACCATTGCAATACCATGAGATCCAGAAGCACTGGTCATATACTGCTTAGATATGTCTCCAGGAAATGCAGTTGCAAAGTTTTTATTCCCTGGCTTGTTCCATATAGTTGGAGCAACTGCATTAAGGTATGAAGTAAAAACCTCTGAAGTTCCAGAACCATCAATGCGATATACAACTCTAATCTTTGTTGCTGGTATCTTAGGTAGTCTTGTTCCTATCATGTTTTCTTTTAGTATCTGTGGATCATTCCACATTGTTATTTGTCCCGCAAAAACTTTAGCAAGTGTATCTCTGCTCATCTTAAGATTAATCTTATATCCATCAAGTTTGTAGATAATTCCAATTGGTCCTGCAACCAATGGGACATATGTAAATTCTTTTGATGGTTTAACTTCTGATGAAGAGTAAGGAACATCTGACATAGCAAAATTTGTTATACCATTTGCAAACATATTTTTCCCAGCACCTGAGCCAGATGCTCCGTACACAACAGAATCTCCTGTTGATTTCATAAATTCGACCCTACATCTGTCTATAAAGTTAGCAGCAAATGTGGATCCAGCACCTTGAAGGTTATCAGCATGTGAAGGGGTAATAAGAAAAGCATTAGCAAATATGGCTAATGCTACTGGTAGAGCAATGAATTTAAATTTCATACCTATAGTATATCTTGTAGTCTTATAAAGTTTTGTTATAAGTGGCAAACTAGGCGTGAATTTAAGATGAATAAATGAGCAGTTTATAGACGACTGCTCAGGTCTATCAGCCACGAAGATTCAACTCCTGCCAACTCTCCCCTCATGGGAGCATCCGTTGCAAAACCTTTTAAAGTCTTATAGCGGAATGTTATCTATTATACTACTTAATTTTAATAGATTTAGGCTTCTTTTCTTCAGGAACAATGCGAACTACGTTAACGTGTAGCATTCCATCCTTAAGTTCTGCAGAAGTTACTTCCATATACTCTCCCAGGGCAAAAGATCTTACGAACTTTCTTCCTGCGATACCCTTATGAACTACCTCTGCATCTGTAACCTCAACAATGTTACCCTTAATAATGAGTGTTCCATTGTCTACGGACACATCAATATCTTCCTTAGAAAACCCAGCAACAGCCAGTGAAATCTTATATCTATCTTCATCTAGTTTGATAAGATCATATGGAGGATATGAGTGTGAGTTTGTTTTATGTGCAGTGTTTAGGCGATTTAACTCTTTGTTAAAGCCAATAAAAAAAGGATCATTGAATAGATCCATAGCATACTTTGTTACCATTTTATTCCCCTTTCAAGCGAATAATTTAATTCCCCCCTATTGGGCAGGTATAAATATTATAGCATAGAAAAGCAGGCCTGTCAAATAACAAGCCTGCTAATCTTATTCTATAAGTTATAGAGTGTTTGTGTGAGGCTTCGATCCGCCACCGCCACGAGTAGACTTCTTTGCAGGAGCCTTCTTAGCAGCCTTCTTGACTACCTTAGCAGACTTAACTGCCTTATCTACATCTTCTACAGATGGCATTCTGCCAAACGCTGTGTCTGATGGGTTTGCTGCTCTCAACATTACTGGCACAAGTGCGCCAAGTAGTGAGTATGCTAGTGTCTGTGGATCTGTTACTCCAGATGCATACAACGCTGTTGCTGCTCCAAGAACTGATCTTCCGTATGACGCTAGTACTGCTTTAATTTGTTCATTCATTTTATTCCTCCTAGGATATGAATTTGGTTAGTACTGTAAAGCCAATCCATAGACCAATAATTCCTGCGACTCCCGCAAAAACTGGTGGTGCTGGTACTGGCAATTTGAATGCAGCAAAAACTACGCCACATCCAAAACCTGTTAGTGTTGATAGGATAATGTCTTTCATTTTAAACCCCTTGCTTGATTATAATGTAAATCACATAGATCTACTATTCTGCTTTCATTGCTTGCCCATATTTTTGTACTGTCATCTTCACAAAACTCTTCTTCACATATATGAAAGTTAAGGTTGTTAGATCCTTTGGCAGCCTTTAGTATTATCACTACTCAATTTTACCATAATCTGATGGCAAAAGACTCTTTAATTCTTTGTATGCCTCAGAAATTTTCTTCATTGAATAGTAGTGTGGATATGCGCTGCCAACTACCCCATACTCGTCAAAGTAAACTATCTCAGGCTCAATATCAGTAATAAACTTATTTAAACCTTCTTGAACTTCGTCTATATATTGATAGGCCCAGTCTCTGGAATCTGAAACAAATTTCAAGAATGCCTCTGATGAAGGATCCGATTTTTTATTATTTTCAATAGATATTTCAGATAACTTTTCAGACAAGATAGTTTTATCTATGTGTGCTTTTAGAAGTTCTACTGTTGTTGAAGAAAGTTTTATTTTTAGTTGTACATTTTTAAATACCAACATAAAAAATAATAGAATAAATAAAGCAAATGCTATAAATTCAATCATAGTTCTTTACCACCTTCTCTAACCAACAAAACAATTGCACCATTTTCTTCAAGTGCTTTCTTTGTACGAACCATATACTCTACAGCCTGTTTTCTTTCTTCTCCAGAAAGACTCATAAACTGTTTTTCACTTGCTTTTACTGTTAGAAAATTGTCGTGATCAATTATCTGAAGTTGAAAACCATCAGGACCTTTTAGTGAGTGAAATGCTCGTCTCATTGAATCTGTATACATATTATTGCTCCGTTGTTAATCTTTGCCAGGTATTTGCCCAGTCTGATTTAGATTTATGTTTTGAAAACTCTTTAGATATCTGTCCACCTTCAAGGTAAACGCCACCCCAAATTCCCCATTCTTTTTGGGAAACTCCAACAGCAAAACACATCTTTGACACAGGACACATAGAACATAGTTTATCTATTGCTGGTCTTAATGGTTCATCATCTTCGTACTTTTCGAAGAATAAATTTGTGTCATAGTCCAAGCATAATGCATTATCTTTCCATTCGTGCTTTGGCATATTAACTCACAAACTTGTCTGGTATATCCCATCCATTCTTAGAAGGTACAAAACGACGCTGTAGATGCCACTTGCCATCCACGAATGCCCCCTGTGGGGCTGTTCTACCCTTCTCAGAAGGATAAGAGTTTACTACTGTCCACCCGTCCCATAGTAGAGACTTGTTTGAATTAACAATCTTTTCCATTTGTTCTAATGACTTAATTTGCATTGTTTTTCTTTCTGTTAGTATCGGAAAATGCCGTATTCGACATTGTTGTTTTTTGCTTCATCAACAAGTTTAGAAACCTGCTCTCTTTCTTTGCTCAAAAAAGCAAAGTAGTTTACATCTAAAATATTTTCTGCTATCCAAGATGGTGGCACAGCCTGGTACTTAATCTTTTTACCACGAGCCTTTAGACCACGCTCTGAAAGATTTGCAAATTCCATAACCATAGAGTTAACATTTGCTGGTCCTGCAGAGTAAATATAGAAGTACGGATCTTCTTCTTTTAAAGAAGACATTGTAACTGCCATGGCTCTAAGAAAAACTTGGTAGTCATTAAAACTACTTGTTCCTTGAATCCCCACTATCATCTTTATTCCCATCTCTAAGTTGATCCATTATAAATAACATCTTATCTAATTGTACCTTATCCATAGCCATTGTGTCAACTGATGTTGCATTGGCTCCATCTATCTCATTACATTTGTTCTTTCTTCATGCTTACTAGATTGAGTAATCATTTTCTTTTTATATTTTCTTATTTCTGGAAGTAAAGGCAGGATTAACATATGGATATGGCTTTGACTATACCTTGGTATATCTTTTTTATTGTCAACTTTATTAAAAGAAATAAGCCTTGTTGTCACAAACATGGCTATCATAGTTATTGCAGATCCAAGAAAATATTCCATAGTTCCTCCAGAACAATTATACTACTTATCTGAAGAAATAACTCTAATTATTTCTTTTAAGGTTCTTTGGCTTTCTTTGCTCAGTTTTGATATTTCCTCATCATCTAATGCTTTTTTTGTAAGAGTAACTATAGGATTTTTTTCTGTCACATCCATATTTAAAAACCCATCGCTCCACAGAGCCATAGTTTCACGAGAAAAATATAAAGAAACGTCTTTATGCAACTCTGGGCTAACCTCAATTAATTTTTCTGTAAAATTATATATTGGCTCTCCAGTATCAATATCTATGCCAGCAACCTCAAGTGCTCCTGATAAAATTAACTGATCTATAGCGTCATCTTCGTCTTTAAAGTTCATTAGCGTAGTTTCCAAGTCATTCTTGTAGGACCTTGATCAATTAATTGAAACATATGATGCTCATATTGATCTTTTAATTCTTCATAGATATCTGGACTAACTTCCTTCATTTTATCTGTAATAGAATACAGCATCTCGCCAGTTAGATCATCAATACCCTGGAACTCAACAGCACCCTGAAGCATTAAATGCTCAAGCATTGCTTCTTCTTGAAGTCCCACGCTATTTGCCAGACTTTTTTCTGGCTTTTGCAAGTGCATCAAAGTCTTTAACCTTTGTATCACCCATATATCCCCAGGCATACCCATCATTAATCATCATATCATTAAGAGATACGGTGTTTCCATCTACATATACCCAGCCTAAAATGCGACCATACTTTTCAGATGAATCCATCTTTTCAGTCTTAATCACAACTGACTTAGCATCCTTTAAAGCCTTCTTTAAGTACTCCTTAGACTCAATACCAAGAGCCTTCTCTTTAAGGTCCTTAGTGCGAGACTCAGGGGTATCAATACCAGCCAATCTCACACGGGACTGAAACAAAATATCAAACCCTAAATCAATAAGAACATCAATGGTATCTCCATCAACGACATTCTCTACTTTTCTTACATAGTATTCATACATTAATAAGACTCTCCCTTTGCCTTGTTTTCAACTAACTTTTCACGCTCATCTATAACACTAATCATAAAAGACATCATACTTTTATAACCTTCTGTAGTAGACATAATTGAGTTGTAGTGATGACCACAAAATAGCAAGTCTCCAGGAATTCCAGTTACCTGGACCAAGGCTTCTGCATTACATTTATCACAGCGATCCTTTGGAGATAACTGCCACTCTTGCTTTACTTCATCTTTAATCATTGTAAACATTATACTACCGCTTTCTGTTGTCAGTGGAATAAAATCCACTACCGTTGAATACTGCTCCTACATTAGAGTATACACGAACCAGTGGTAGATTGCAAGTTTCACAATCATACCCTGGATCGTTGTCTTTGATAGATCTTTCTTTTGTATACCTTTTACCGCAAGGCATACAGTCGTATTCGTACAATGCCATTTATCTATTTCGTTTCTTTTCTTTTAACATCCAGACTGGTGAATTTGGAAATTGTTTACCAAGTTGATAGCCTAAAGCATTTGCAACAAACTTAATAATTTTAAATTTCATTATTTTACCTTATTCCCAAATTTAGCCCAGACTCTTTCGTGTAGAAAATAGCCAAGTGCTTCCCAACCAATGTAAATAAGGGCACCAAGACTTGCGTACTCCCACTCACCAGTGAATAGATAGATTACTCCAGCAACACCTACAAGGTGAAAGGTTTCCCAACTTGCTGTCTTTAGTAGTGTTCTTTTAGTTGATTCCATTATAGTTCAACTCTTAGTGCCTTGCTTCCGCCACCAGAAGACTTCTTTGCTGCTGGCTTAATAGCCTTTGGCGCTGCCTTCTTTGCTGCAGGTGCAGGTGTTGCAGATGCTGCAACTTTATTCAGTAGTGGAGCATTTTCTTCTCCAGTATAAACTGGACGACCCCAACCAACGACTGCATTAATTAACTTCTTCTTGTTATTCTTAACATATGCACGAGTTTTTTCTACGCACATTCCGCCATTGCGCTGGTCTCCCTTTGCAGTTCCTGAAGTATTTCCTTCAATAACTTGAATTGTTCCATCGCCATTGTTCTTAATACAAATACCAACGTGAGAAATTCTATTTACACCATCATCTGGAAAATCAAAATAAATCCAG